TCGCCTACTGACCAGTGGCATGATGATAGTGGATACCTATCTACAGTTAAACGCGCTCATGCTTTTATATGGCATAAGAAAAATGGAATGCAGTGTGAATATTATTATAACGTACCATTTAACTAAATTAAATGATTAATATATTACAAATAACATATAACGATTATATATTTGAGTTAGGTATATATTGGGGTATGCTTTTAGGTTTTAGAACATTTGAGGCTGATGAAAATTACAACCAAAAAGAGTTGCAAATTTTTATACCGTTTATATATATAGCAATCGTAAAAAAACTACAGGATGATTAGTCCTGTAGCTTCATAATTACTTTTTGTAAATGTTTAACTCTAACGTGTTTGTTAAATGAACGACTACTTTCTGCCTGGTTATGACAGCTCCTACATAGCGCTACAAGGTTTTCTATATAGTCTTTATGAGAACCGCCCATACCACGCGCATCTATATGATGAATGTCTACGGCAACTTTCCCACAACTGGTACATAGAATCAGGTCACTTACATCTAAGTTAAAGAATGTACAGTAAAGTTTTTTATGATTTACCATTTTCTTTTTCTTTAGCTTGAGCTTCTTCTATAAGCTTTAATAGTTCAGGCATTACTTCGGAATTAAATGCTTTACGCTTTTCCTTCCTCATCTTTACTATAGATTGTCTTTTAGTTCTACTCATTAGTTTTTATTTTTGAGAGCCTTCTTTTTAGAGCTAATTGACCTAGGTTTATTCGGTGTTTTATTTTTAGATACCGTTGTATTAGCTTTAGGTTTTGGGTTCTCTTTTTTAAACTTTTTAGTATTTGGTTTATAAAGTCCATCTTGTTTCTTTTTTTCGTTTGTATCTTCAAATATTAAGTATGCAATATAAGTTACAATTAATATTACTGTTCCGAGTACTAGTTTAATCATTTGTTTAAAATTTTTGTAGTGAGTATCCATGCTCACTAATTGGTTTAACTTCAGTTATTTCTATTTCACAACTATTTGTTTTGTGTCCGTATTTATACTTAAGTCTGTTATGTAAATATAAATTGTATTTAGGATTACTTATTATTTCTATGTCGTTTCCTATACAAATTTCTTCACTAGATATTTTATGTATTTTCTTTTGCAGACACAATTCTTTCTTTTTCCTTGAGTAGTTGCGCAATTTGAATGTTAATCTGTTTAAGTATATCTTCATTTTCATCTCTAGATTCACTTATAATTTTGTTCAACTTACTTTCTATTTCACCATATGTAATTCTGTATTTTTTATCATACTTTAAAAGTTGAGGTGTAATTTTAGAATAATGTATGCAAGTAGCATGATGTCTATTTACATACTTTGATATTTCTTGTACACCACAATTAGTAAAATCTCTTGCGAACAAAAAGTACAAACCTCTAGCTTCGCTAAAGATTCTGTACCTTTTTTTTGAACGCAAGTTTGTTACAGAAATTTTACACACTAACGAAACAGTTTCTAATATTTCTTTAAGTGTTACCATTTCTTATTTTAAGTATTTGTTATACAACTCTTCAGACATTTCAAAAATACCTGTATTGTTTATAGATGCATTTTCTGGTATTTCTTCATTGAAATAAAGCCAAGCAGATATTGTATTTATATCTTCATCTTTGTAGTTTGCTACATGGTCTTTAATAAATAGTATATCTACTTGTTTTCTTTTATACCAAATAGGGTGACCCTCTAGGTTATCTAAAGATTTAAGTGTATGTCTATCTACTTTATAAACCTCTCCAACAATGTTTGTATTCTCTGAGGATTCAGAAACGTAGGGTATACCAGCTTCGTACATAGCGTACTTATTTCTAGTAACCCCAAGCCCTAAATACTCAGAGCCTAACATCAAAATATTATTAGCTTTACCTCTTTTTAAAGTACCATATACAAAAACAATTTCACTCATTAGATTTGTATTATACGGTTAAACATACTATAACTATCTTTACCTGATTCTTCCATCTTATTAAAAGATTGAATGTTTGATATACCAGCTTTGTAGGCTTTTCTACCATCCTCTAATGAAGTAAAGTCTACTACTAAAGCATCATAAGGAGGTTTCTTTTCTATAAATACAAAATAGAATTTGTGTGCTTTCATTCCATCTAAATAAAATGCAGCTTGAACTCCATATGAGTATTTCTTAATAGACTCTAGAATGCTTTCTATATCTATAGACTTGCAAGTTTTAATATCTACTATATAGTTTTCTTTTGTGTTATAGTAATCCACTTTAGATTTACATTTTGCACCTTCTAATTCAAATAGATTTATTTTTTCAAACTCACCATTCTCTTGCAACACTAGCTCTTTATATCTAGGATGATTACCTAAACTTTCCTGCATATTAATAAGCATGTTTTCATACTTACCTGGTACGTGGTAGGGCACATCTTTGTTTGCTTCTTTCCAATCTGCTATATACGCTTTACCTGCTTTAGTCCTCCTGTCCATATCAGGCTCGAAAGCGTATAGTTTTTTATACTCTTCTGGCTCTAGCATCATAGCATGGAATGCAGACCCCACAAGCATTGCTTCGGTTTCTATACTTTGTTGCATAGCATAATCGAATTGCTTCTTGCTTCCTTGAAGGGCCTGCTTTACCATACTAGCTGATATATACTCTCTATCTTGAAAGTAGTTTTCTTCTGTAATAGTACCGTTGTTATCTAATTTCATTTTCAATTTTTTTTCTAAGTTCATCTATAAGTAATGTTTCGCTATAAACATTAAGCATACTATTTAGCATACCTTCAGCTTCTATGTGAGCTTTCTTATAAAGTTCTACTTGCTCATCTTCTGATGTGCTTTCTGTGATTTTACCCTTGATTATATTTAATACTGTTTCGTGTAAGTATTCTTGATACATAGGGTCATAGACGTAATGTTTCTTGATAGTCATTTTTTAAGACTTTAATAATTACTCCTGCTTTTTCTTTATCTACATGATACCCACTAAAATGTGGTATAATAATATCGCAGTTGTCATCATCAATCCAACCATACTCAACCATAAGGTCTTGTACTGTTTGTGCAGGATTAATATAATCGAACTTACGTTTGCTGTTTCTTATGAAATAAAAGTCAACTATTATAGGTAGCTCAGGATTTTTACCAATAAGCTCTATAAACTTTTCTTTGTTTTCTATATAAAAAGATTTACTAGCTTTAATATAGTTTCTTGTTGACTTACTGTGTATAAGATACTTGCCCGTCCATTGCTTTCCATTCTTACTAGAACTAACATTACCTGGTATAAATATTTCTTTACTCATTTGGGTCAGGTATATAAACACCAAGCTCTTCTGTACAAAACCTTTTGATTTGGTCTATGTATGTTATCATTTCTTTGCTTGATATTCTAGTTGTACTTCTTATAATTTTCATCCATTCACCATTTACTATTTCTTTTTTGTACAAGAATTTTTCTTTAAATACATTATGCATTTCTTCTTTCTCGTAACCTAAAGATTTTGCAGGTAATGAAACAACAACACTCCAATAATATTTATTTAAGTTTGTACTTCTAGGTACATTTTTAGTTATGCTAACTACTACTGACTCTCCCTCTAAACTTTTAAGGTAATCATCAAGTTTGTACTTATCTGTAAATATTATTTGATTGTGTAATATTTTTGCTGAATGCTTCATAATAACAAGCAGCAGCCCGTCGGGCCAAAGGCCAATTCTTTGGGCTACTACTTTATTATATATTAGAATGGCATATCGTTAGGAGCTTCTGAGTCAGCAGTATTAGCAAACTTACAAGCTTCATTATACGCACGCATATCTGTTTGTGATAAACCTTTGTTATACTTTACATCAAATGTAATAGATTTGTTTTCAGGATTAGAAAACTTATACTCTACCACGTGTCTAATCTCAGGTTTACCATCTGAATTATTAGTCCAGTACTCACGCTTAGATAAACAAACATTTACTTTCTTACCTACAGCTTCTTTACAAGACGCTATCCAATCATTAAACTCACGTACTCCACAATTGTGTAAGAACTGCTTAAATATTTTAAGTCTTATTTCTTTAGCTTTTTCTGAAGTTTGTGAATCGCTACCTAAGAATTTTAATTTTGCAATAGAGCCATTAGCTGCTTCTACTGTAAATTCTACGTATGGTATCTTCGGTTTCTTAGTTTCTTTATCAGAAGACTTTACGCTTTTTACTTTTACTAGATAAGCACCTTCTTTTAAATATGAAGACTTTTCTTCTAGCACTACTGAATTCATGTTTTCAAACATTTCTTTTTGTTTTTTTTGGTTAGTTATAATACTCTTCGCACTTTTCAATGACCTGTGCAAGGTCGTTTTCTATATACAAATCTTCAAACATACCCATCGGGCTTTTTGCAGAGTCGTTACCATTGGATTGTGTTCTAAATCTAAACTTAGTTCCTCCATCTCCATAGTAGTTGTCTGTAAATAAACAGCATACAAATTCTTTTTCGACACGCTTCTTCCATCTGTTCCCGTCAACAGCAACAAATCTTTCTTGTACTCCTGAATCGCTGTCGTAAGCACCATCAATAGCTAAGTATATAATATACTTGTCTGTATTCTTTGAAAGGTTTAGTATCCTATCTATTTCTTTATTATAGAATGACCACACATCAAAGCCTTTAAATCTAATATCAGCTTCTCTATATATCATTTCTATTAAACTAGTAAACGATTCTACTACTATAGTTTTAATCTCATCAGAGGCCATAGCTTTCTCTATAGCAGAGTTAAATGTAGATAAGTTAGGAACTGCTACGTTCTTAAACTTATTAGCACCTTTAAATGGTAGTTGTTTACGCTCTGTATTTAGTACCGCAGTTGTGTTAGGGTCTAAATTTCTTAAGGATGATGACTTACCTGAGCCACTCTTTCCTACTACAATAATGTTTGGTTTCATTTTTTGTTTTGGTTTTTAATAAATTCTACTACTGATTTGTACACCTCGTCTATATCACTATATAAACTAATGTTAAGCATCTCTTGTGGTACTCCTTCACAATCTTGCTCTATTTTTAGTACTACGGGTCTTAACCAATCCCAAGACGAGTCGTATTTTAATTTATCTAGACCTATATGATGCCCTAAAAATAAGACTCCATCTTTTTTAAATCCAAAATTTACTTGATGACCCATAAATTCTGCTATAAGTTTGTTTGATTTCATTTTTTAGTTGGTAATTTAATTATCTGTTCTACTTTTAATTTATCAGGTTTTTTGTAGTGCTTTCTTTTCGATGTAACAAACTTAAAGTACCCACGCAGCATTATATTGTTTTCTTTAGTTAGCAATTCTTTTATGCTTTTAAAAGTTTTATTTACAATACTTTCTACTGCGTAGATAGGTACGTTAGTTTGTTCACTTACTTTTCTTATAATTTGTTTATAATTCATCTACTGTAAAGAAACTATTATCACTAGAACTTTCAACAAATTTAGTGAATTTATTGTTGAAATCCAAATTGACACTACCTATACCTATGTTACGACCTTTAGCAAAAATGATTTCAGCTTTACCTATTGTGCTGTTACCATTCTCATCAGATTCTATACCATAATATTCAGGTCTATAAACAAATACAACAGTATCAGCTGCTTGTTCTATTTCGCCAGACTCTCTAAGGTCAGCAAGACAAGGGCGACAGCCTGCTCTGTTTTGTACATTACGTGAAAGCTGAGATAAAGCCATAACGCATATGTCTAATTCTTTAGCTACATTTTTTAAAGCTCTAGCAATTTGAGACACTTCTTGTTCACGACTTCTACCTTTGTTGAAATTGTTAACTAACTGTAAGTAGTCAATCATTACAAGCTTTACCTTTTTGCTAACAACATACCTTCTAATTCTGTTAATTAAATACCTTAGACTTGTGTTAGAACACTCGTCTATATACATTGGTAATGATTTAACTTTATTAGAATAATCAATTACTCTATCGTAATCTTCTTTAGACAACTCACCCGAAGATATAGATTTGTTTTCTACATAAGATTCTGAACTAACAACTCTTGTTAGTAATTGATTGACTGACATTTCATACGAAAATACTACAGTAGGTATATCAGATTTAGCTGCGTTTAATGCAAGGTTTAAAGATAAACTAGTCTTACCCATAGATGATGCACCACCGACTATAATTAAGTCTTGATTCTTCCAACCATTAGTGTGTTCATCTATACATTTATAACCACTAGTTATACCTGTAATACCCTCTTTCTTACAGTTTTCATGTACCTCATATAAGAAACCTTCAAGCTGATGATTCATGTCAGGAAGCCCAGAGTCATTGTGTTCACCAATGCTTCCAAGCTTCTCAACAGAGTATTCAATAAGATTGTTGATGTCTTCTTCACCACATCTCTTACTTAAATCTATAATTAAATCTTTGAACTTAATTAGTTTCTTTTCGTTTATGAGGTATTCAACACAACTTTCGAATGGCATATAGTATGATTCAAATGACATAATTTTTGCTATCTCAAACTGCATATTAAATGCATTTAAGTTTGAAATTTTATCAGCTTTAATTATATCAAACGATTCCCCTTGCTGGTACAGCGTATCTATTACACTAAACACTTCCTTATGTAACAAACTTTCAAACAAGTCTGTATCCAGGACTGTAAAGAAAGTATAATAGTAATCCTTTTTTTGCATTAACTTAGCAAGCAACGCCTTTTCTACCTCATCTCTACTCATAATTAATTAAGGCTTATGCCTTTGTCTATTAAGTCTTTAACTAAAAGGTTAAGTACTTTGTTTGAATATTTATTTGAATTACCTGCAAGCATTTCATAATCAGCTGACCAATTAGTTTTATACTTATGTGTTAAGTAATTAGTTACTCCATTGAATAAACCAAAATGTGTATGACCTTTGTTGTCCATTTCTATTTTGATACACTCCATTAATTCGTTTCTTCTTTCAGCAGTCTTTCTTGGGATTTTCTTAAGCTTAGAGCTAGCTATAATATCAGCAGCTTTGTCTATTAACTCTGAACTTGGAGAAGCCTCGCTAAGTTTTGTGTATAGCTTCTTCAAACCCGACATGTTTCGATTAATCATTTCATTAATCTTGTCTGTATTAATTTGCTCTACTTGCTTAGTGTGTTTGATAACATGAACATTATCTTTATTGGACATTAATATAGAAAACATATTTGCACAACTGTGCATTCTAGTACTAATACCAAACACTAGTTTTTGACTACCATCATGTGAAGAGAGTGCATAAAGATACTTATCTATCTTGTCATCACCAAATACATCATAACTATTTAGCTTAATAAAAAAGTATATTTTTTTACCTCCAGCAAATGAACCACATCTAGATTCATCAAGGTTGTAAGAACTATCTTCAAGTTTATCAAGTATAGTATTTAATAAATCTTCATTCTGTATTACTGTATATTGTTTACGCACTGGGCCTAATGCTTGACCTGTTTGGTTATTAACAGTAGCAAAAAATGGTGTTTCTGCATAGTCATCTGCATGCAATGTATTATATGTATGCATTCTAACTTTGCTAACGGTAAAGTTTAACTGACCATATTCTAAAAATTCTTGTTTAGTCATCTTCTAAAAGTTTTTTAAGTTTAGTTATAGAAATTAAAAGTTCATTGTCTTCATCAGGTAAATATTCACCGCAATAATTAATGTACATAGCAGTAATATCTTTAGCTGTTTTTTCAATAAATTCTAATTCTTTTTTAATTTTTTCTATATCCATAATTTTGTATAAAAATATATAAGGCGCACGTCCAATTCGTCAGGCTCGCACTAGTGAGACGGTCTTAAAAGAAGGTACACTACCTCTTCTTACCTTATATATTAAAGTTTAACTCCAAATCTAGAGGCTCTAGCTTTTACATAAAGCCAAACCTTTTCAAAATCTTTGCTGTTAAGCGAGTATTGAAGAACATCTTTTAAAGATATTCTATGCTTATCACTTAAACCACAATTCCATATACGACGTTGTTGGTTTTCAGCAAATTTTACAATAGACATACATATTAAAATCCAATTATAGATTTTATTAAAGTCTAGTGTACCACTATGATTACGAAATTCAATTGTATCAGGTCCTGCTGCACAAGAATAATTAGTCATATTTAACCAATAATATCTTTGGCTATTGTAGTGACCACCAGGATGGTTTTTCTTCTTATTGTATGTCCTATCTATAGCTGTGTTCATAATTAACTTACCAAGATTATCTCTATAATTTCTAAAGTTTAATTCTGAAACATAATCAGGTAGTTTTCTACAATAAGTATTATCATTCCTAGATTGAGGTAGCATAGCATATAAATCAGATTCTATTTCTTTACACAATCTAGCTACCATAATAGAAAACCTACGATTAAAAGAAGCACCACCTACATGAACATGAACACCACACTTTCTATCTACTTTAGCGTTGTGTTCATTTAAGTAGTCACACATTTCTCTAACACTTCTTATACCTTTATTACCATGCAGTACACCTGAAACAAATTCATGACCATCAGTTGAACCGTCATAAACAGCTTTCATGTTTATTTTTGGTGTATAAGGAACATCTTTAGAGGAAGAAGTTTCTAATTCAATACCAAAAGTATATTTCATATTAGATGTTCTTGTAAAGTCTACAAATGCTTCTCTTGAGTAAATATCTGTATAAGCTGAATCAAAAGTTTCTCCTATTGTGTTATTGCTACAACAATAATCTTCATCTTCATGAACATATTCATCACAACAGTCTCTATAAACAATTCCATGCATTTCTGCAACATCTGAATCTATATAATGTTGGTCGTTATAATATATATAGTCTTCAGATGTAGAATAACCTTCTTCATATCTACCTATCCATACATAATTGCAGCAGGAGTTTTCAGCACACAAGCTTATACCAGAACCACTAAAATTTTCATCAGGTTCTAAGACACAATAAGCATCATTATCAAAAGTATCATTGAACAAAATAAAACGTTCTGCTATAACGCAGTATAGTATATAGTTTTGTTCTAATATTTTAAGATACTTAACTATTAACTCTTTATCTGGATGGTCTCTACTAGAACTTCTATATCTTAACCATTCAAGTAAAGACCTTTCTCTTGTAACATTAAAAGCTGCAAACTCTATATTAAAATTACAACCGATAAGTATTTTAATTCTTTCGAATTCTGTTTGAGTAAAGCTTGATAAATCTATAGGCGGAACTTCAACAAATTCATCTGTATAATCTCGTACAGATGTTAATAGAATTTCTTGTCTTCTTTCTTCTACGAATAAATCTAAGGTATTTGTTGGCATAACTTAATGGTATTATCTATTATACACTTAAGTTCTTCAATATCAGGACTTTCTCCCTTACGACTCTCAAGGTTTTCTACAGCTTGAGATAACTCATTAGCAAATTCTGAATCTGCGCAGAGTATAAGTAGTTTTTCTAACATATTACACATAAATTTCTTGTTCAACTAAATCTAAAAACATCTGTATTTTTTCTATATCTTTTGTATCAATAGAATTAAATTCTTTCATGTTCTTAAACATTTCATTAACTGATTCAAATCCTTGTGACATACAGTTATAATAATCTTCACTATAAAGTTCAGGTAAATTATTTGTATCTAATACATTAAAAGACCTATTCCATGTATTCTCTTCTGCTTCAGTCCACGAAGATTTGATTGAAGCCGTACCGTTTCCCATGTAATCTCCATACTCGTACCATTTTTTGCTATTGATTTTTGTAATAGCCGTTACAGGTATTTTTACAGAATCTACAAGCTCACCAGTAGGAGAGTATATAAACAACTTATCTTTAGTTACTTCTTTAACTTTATCTTCGTCAAATAAAATGTCTAAACATTCACGTCTTGAACTAAAGTATATACCAGTTTCATCTCTGTATCTAAACAAAGGATTATTTCTACGATATACATAAAGTTGACCATCGCTTTGAGTAAATACAGCGTTAATTGTACCACCAAAAGAACCCAAAGTAGCATAGTCATCAGTCTTTTTAAGTACACTGTATATTGCTTTAGAGTCAACATCTACACTTTCTAACTCGTGGTCAGTCAAAACTTCATCATAATTGTCTAACACACCATTGTGTACACCAACGTATTTACCGTAAGTATAAGGGTGTGTGTTCTCAGCGGTTTTATTACCATGAGTTCCATACCTAGTATGACCTATAAACAATTGTGATTTTGTTTCATCCATTAATGATAAAAGGTTAGGCGAGTCATCTAAGCATTTGTATATTTTTCCATCTGTATACAAACCAGCTGAGTGTCCACCTCTGTTATCATTGTCGTGCATCATAAACATTAGTTTGTTCATGTTAGCACCTTCTCCTATATATGCAACTATTCCACACATTTCTTTTTATTTTTAATAGTTTGTGATTTATTTTGTTGAGAGTATTGAGTTATAAATTCATTTTCTTCGTCAGAAACTAACTCTTTTTCTGCGAGCGAACGAAGTTTAAGTTCTTCTTCGTATTGTTCATCTTGTAGTTCGTAGTGTTTGGCATCATATAAAGAGTCAAGAGCTATGCGCTCTTGCTCTTCAATGAATTTGTCTTTCATTCTACCCATGGCTACTATTCTTCCAAGACAAATTTTGGTAAACCATTAGTACCGATATACATACCAGCAGCTTTAAAGGTTATCTTAGCACCTTTCCAAGTTACTGTATACTCAACTTGATGGTCTTCAAATGTCTGTTCAAAAACATTATCATCAATTTGAAGCATACTAAGCTGCTTATTTTCAGTAGTTTCTCCGCTATCTTCAGCAAAATAAAAACCCTCATTAGGTTGTGTATTTTCCATAGCTTTGTTAACAATAGCATTACTCTTTGTATCAATGTTATGAGTCTTACGTATCTTACTTAACTTGTTTTCAATCGCATGTCTTGTGCGTCCAAGTCTAGTAGCAAGCTCATCATTTGATAAGTGCATGTTATTAATTAAAAATTGTACGTGTTCTACCGACCAAGGTAGACGTGTGATTCTTTTAGGCATAGTTCTTTTAGTAGCCATAATAAAAAAAATTAAAGGTATATTGTGTATTGTATTTTATAGTTAGCAACACAACTTAACTAACTGTAGGGGAAGAAGAAAATAAACTAATTAGTATGGAACATAAGAGCTCTTAACTTAATTATAAATTGAGAGTGTGTTATATACTCTTCTTCATATTCTTTTAGTAAATTTCTTACTTGCACTAATTTAGATTCCATAGCGTTTATTCTAGCGCTCATGTAATTCATATTTTCGTTATTATACTCTTGCATAACATGTGTATTTAATTTAAAGCCAATAGGTAGAGCCGTTAAGCTCCACCATTGACACTGACTTTGCCTAGCACCCCTGCTAGGACTTTTCACTTTATGCAGCACTCACGTAGCTTGCTCAACGTATGAGTTAGTTTAGCGAGTTTGCGCTCGGAGGTTTAATATCTATATCTTCTCTGATATGCCTGCAACTTACAGGATAGCCATTGCTTGTTTACGTCTTAAATGGCAATTGATGACGCCACACAACACTTATTGTTCCTAGAGGTTGCTTTCTTGGGTGCTTGGGTTGCACGGTGCATCATACCGCTCATCCTGGCCAACGGATGGTTTTATTGTTCATGTGGCCAAATATTAACAAAAGCTATGTGTACCGTCGTACACTCTGAAGTAGTAGCTATCCTTCATGTTATCCTAGGTTCACTAATATCCACACAATTGTGGCGTAACGTACTCAAATCATTTTAGCTTTATGTTAATAGTCTATAATAATATTAATAGTAGCAATTATTATTTCTAGTAATTTATTGCAAAGAACTTAACTTGAAATGTTTAACCTTTACGCGTTAGTCAGTCGGCCATAACAAGTCTTAACTTACTACTATCTGGTATATGTAACGCTCCTGCATATGAGATTCAACGTTACACACCATCTACCTATCGTAATAGGTTGGTTTATTATAATCACTTAATAATAGTGATAAACAGAATGCAGATGAGGTTGTTAATACATGTTGATAAATTGCAATCTCTTAAATATAAATACATTACATAAGAAACTACCACGCATCCACTTGACTATTAAAATTAAAAGTTGTAACTTCGAATTATAATGTCGTAAGCCTCTACGCATTACTGCTCAATCTCCTAAATAGAGCAAAACTCCAAATCAGAAGAAAAGGAACTGAATGGGAAGAAGAAAAAACAACCCACATACTACTCAGTATCAAGTACTTAGAGCCAAGCATAACGCAAGTCTATCGACCAAAACAACCTAAATGTAGCCAATATAGGCGTGTAGGATGTAGCTCACACACACACTCATGTACAGAAAACTACTGGGTATTTACTGCAGTACTACTGGGTATGTACTAGATGATAGTGAGAAAAGGTGCACCCGAAGGCACACCTGCTCAGTAGTTAGGTTCTAAAAGTCTACGTCCTCTTCAGAGCTAACGACAGCGTCTACCTCGTCAAGAGATTTAACTTTGTTAGCAACCTTACGGTTACTCTTCGTACCCGACTTAGACATGATGTAAGTCTTACCTCTATTAGAAGTAAGTTTACAGTCTAGGGTCACACCCGACAACTCCTTGAGGTCAAATCCTTTTTCTTGAAACCACACTAAAAGCGTTTCGCTTGTGTGTTGCACAATGTTTAGGATAAGACCTGGAATCTTGTAAGGACGAACGTTGTCCTTACTACTAGGGTCAAACTTATCAGGGTTAGATAAATCCTCCATACTCAAACCTGTTTCACTTTCAATGTAAGTAAATAAGTTTGGGTGAAGCATTTCATCATCATCCTCAATAAGTCTTAGACCACGAAGACAAGCTATTGCTTTACGCAAAGCACCACTACCTATAGAAGGCATAGCACCCTCTGTAGTAAGCGTCACAACTCTGTCTGGTTGACCCTCTACTGCGATAGTAGAAAGGTCAGGAAAGAACCACGTTACAAACACTTTCCCTTGGGAAGGCTTGCACTTAACAAACTCAACCTTGTGTACTTTTTCAGCACCACAATATTCAGGATGTTCGGCTTTCTCCAAACGAACATGAGAGTAGTTGCCTACGTTAGCTTGACGATATTTGTCAAACCATCCGTAAGGCTTTACGCTTGTAGTTGATGACAACTCACTTGCAGAATGCCCTGCACTAGCTTGTTCCTTAGAACCTAACATACCATTAACTTTAGATAATAAATCCATAACGTCAATAATATTAAATCCATTAACTTAAACCCTAATGGTTGGGTTGCTACTTAGTGTAGCTGTTGTTGAAGAAGAAAACTCTCCGTCACAATTACGGGGTGGGTGTACAAAATTTGTAGGTAGTGGGGGCAGTATACTATAAGACAATCGCACCCACAAAAACATAAAAAATTTTTCAGTATATTTGAGAAATAATATTAAAAAAAAAATTATGCCTGGTAAATTAAAAAAAGCTTTAAGAAGAGCTAAAAATACAGTATCTAATGTAGTATATCGTGCTAAAGGTGACACTGAACAAGAAGGTGGAAAAACAACTACTACAAAAGAGTCTAGTAGTATGCGTCGTTACAAGAAAGGTAAAGACAGCACAAAAGTTACTAAAACAAAAGAGGTAAAGCCTACTAAAAGTGGTTATAGTTTAACTAAAACTAAGACTAAACGAAAAGGTGTAAGTGTATATGGTTCACCTACCAAGACTAAAACTAGCACTAAAAACATTTCTGAAAAGAAAGCTGCTAGAGTGATTAAAAAAGGAACCAAAAAGCAATCAAATTACTCAACTTTAAAGAAAGCTGGTGTAAGCAATTACAAACAAGGTGGATTAGTTCAACACGATTAGTTATGGGAAGAAAGAAAGGACCTACAAAAAAGAAAAAGGTTACAAAAGTTAAACCTTTACTTCATCCAACTAGTAAAGCACGTAAATTTCTAGATACAGTAGTGTCAGTTATAGGTGGACCAACTGCTATGGCTTATAAAGGTATAAAGAATATCCAAAAGCAACGTAAAAAATCTGGAATGGGCTCTATTGTTAAATTTAAAAAGGGTGGTTTAATACAACACGATTAATATGCCAGGTAAAAATAAAACAGCAGCAGCTTTTAAGAAAGCAGGCTCAGGACAAAGAAAAAAAATTATGGAAGACCCATTGTATGGAAAAGGGTCTGGTAGTGGTACTATAAGTAAGAGCAAAGGTTTTAATTTTACTAGTTTGTTAAATGAGAGGCTTAAAAAGAAAGCACAAAGTTTAATGAAAATGAAAAAAGGTGGTTCTTTGAATCAATACGATTAGGATTTAATAATTGCTTTACATATAATATGTTTGTTTGGTTGAATTAGGGTAGCTTTCGGGTTACCCTTTTTTTGTATATATTTGTATTATGACAAAAAGTAAGTTTGGAATTGTTCGTGAAAGCAAGGACGGAACTATTAAAGGTTACGTTGACATGGGCGAAAAATATTTTTGTTTAAACGAAATAGATGTATTTGATAGTTATTTAGATATGGGCTATAATGTTGTAAACAATTGTTATGTTATGGTAGGTGGAAGTAGGACTACTTATTTATATAGGTATCGTACAGAGCATGGTGAAAAAGTCGAAGAAAGCGTAGACGAATTCACTCACCCAACTATGATGATGGTAACGGAGCTAAAAGTAAATTAATGTACTTAGTAAATTTAGACAAGACAGGTAAAGTCATTATGGATGACTCAATTTATGCTGTCGAAGAATTCAGAGAAGTTATAGAAACAAAAACACTTGGAAACAAAGGTATGCTTTGGGTGGCTTTGTATTGTGACTACGACAGTATCTACAGACATTTTACTGAATCTGAAAGAAGCAGAGCAATAAGTAGTCAAGTTTTTAAAGATTACGATTGGAAAGGTCAAAAAAATAAAAAAATTGCTAACGCAATTAGTAAGTATAAAGATTTACAATTTGACCCCTTAGATGCTCAGCTACGAGCTTTCAACGAAAAGATAAATGAATATACCACATTACTTAAAACTGTTACCATAACAGAAGAAAACGCTAATGAAATGCAAAAGGTAATGATTGGAATAGATAAAATATTATCTACAAGACAAAAACTACTTGACGCAATAGAGCGAAGAGGTCAGCGTACTAAAATATCTGGTGATGCTGAAATGAACTACTTAGAAAAGAAACAGTCTTACAGTGGGTAATATAAAAAAATACCAACCTATAATTTATGAAGGAATACCTGACCTTAATCAGGAAAGCATTGCATACAGAGAATTCTGGGATGAGCAGATTGAAAGGTGCAAGAATGGTTATAAACCAAGAGGTATGGATGCTATATCAGGTAAACATTATTACTACCTCAATTTTTATAAAATATTGGGTAATAGTGGCGAAAAAGGTGGGCGTAAAACACTTATTGCTCCTTGGTATCGAGATATGGACAAAGAGTATTTCGATTTATTTGAAACATGTAAAGACGAAGAAAAAGGGATGATTGTAATTAAAGCTCGTGATAAGGGCTTTAGTTATATGAATTCTGGTATACTTGCTCAAGAGTTTACATTTTATCCTTTTAATGAAATAGGTATAGCAGCAGGCTTACAAGTAACAGCTGACTCTTTCTTTGGTAAAGTAAAAAATGGTTTATTCAATCAAGAAAGAATTTTTCGGCATTCTATATTAAAAGATGCAGATGCTTTACTTAAGTCTGGTTATAAAAAGAAAGACAGAGATGGTAAGTGGAATGTAGGTGGATTTCAATCTTCTATACACTGCCGTACAATGAGTAATCCTGAAGTATTTAAAGGTGAGCGTTTATCTGTTATGATATTTGAAGAAGCAGGTGAGTTCAAAGAGCTTTTAAATGCATACATGTCATCCAAAGCATGTTTTATGGATGGTGATATTCAATATGGTGTTCCAGTAATAGGTGGTACAGGAGGTGATATAGAAACTTCTTCTAAAGATTTTATGGATATGTATTATAATGCAGATGCATTTAATTTAATACCTATGTTTATACCAGCTACTAAATGTTATCATGGTTTTTTTGATTTAAAGACTGGTGTGTCAAATATAAGTGGCGCAGAAAAAAAATTACTCGCAGAGCGAGACCAATTAAAAACTGGTGCTAACAATAAAGGTTACAATTTACATATACAAAACTATCCACTTACTGTTGAAGAAGCTTTTCTACAAACTAAATCTTCTAAATTTAATATTGGTAATATTAATGAGCAAAGAGGTCTGATAATGTCATCACCTCAAACTGAAAATCAAATACAAAAAGGTAGGCTCGAATGGTTTGGTGAAGGTATGGATGTAGAATGGATACCTGACGATACTGGTCCTTATAAAATATTATCACACCCAATGACTGATTATCAAGGACTTGACATTGGAGGTATTGATTCTTATGACCAGGATACAGCAAAAAGCTCAAAGTCTTTAGGTAGTGCAATTATATATAGAAGAT